CGCAGCAAGCGCAGAACTCACGTCTTTCCAGATTAAGGTGTTCCAGCGCTTTGGTGTCAACATCACGAACCCGCAATAACAGGAGGAGCTATGTCCGAATCACTGCGTGACAATCCCTTTGGGGATGATGAGTTTCCCGTTGGCCTCCGTGTCTTTATCGAGGAGTTGGAGCGCCGCCTCGCCTCTGAGGATGAGGGTTGGAGCACGAACGACAAAGACGTGTTCGCCGCCATGCTGCACCGGCTGAAGCACCGACAGCCCATCGACAAAGAATTGCAAGAGCAATATGTAAAAGCCGTAGCGAACCAGCAGCGTCAAGACAAGTACGGCAAGTAGGAATAGCGCAAGGCCCACGCGCTTAATTGTGGGCCAACATCTCAACTTTAGGATCAAGCAATGAGCAATCTCAATTTCAACAATGCCGAAGAGTGCCAACTCGCCGAGGACGCCGAGCAAGAACTCGCCAGCTATGAGCAGGCCACCGACGGCGGCGACAATGCCGACTACGATGTGGAAGCTGGCACCAATGCCCGCAAGATCACCACGTCCAAGCTGGCACTGTTCCTGGCCGCCAAGGCATGGAAGCGGGCAGCCAAGTTCGATGAGGCCGCCGAAGAGGCCAGAGAGCTGGCCCGTTCCTACGAAATCCTCGCCGAATCCCTGCCGGAGAAAGCGCCCTCTGCCAGCCCGAGCAAGGCCCAGGTTGTGTACGCTGTGGGTGATGTTGTGTCGTTCCGACATGGCCGCACCACCGCCACCACCGAGGCCGTTGTGCTTACCGGCACGGTCAAGGCCGTCAAGGTCGAGGACGGGAAGGTCAAGGCGTACAAGGTGGCAGCCGGCGAGGGCTTCGATGAGGAGTTCTACGTCGTGAAGCCGGGCTCCATTCTCAAGGCCGGCGAGACTGCCGAGGAAAACGAAGCCAACGAAACTGAGGAGGCATAACAATGGGCCCTACCCGTAATGTTCCCACGCAGATCGCGTATCGCGAGCGCGACACCAAGCCCTTCGGTGGCGTGGAAAAAGGCATCGAAATCTTGAAGACCGGCACCATATTCTGGGGCAAAACCTACGCCGAGGCCATCAAGAAGGCCGAGGAGGTAGGCTACATCATCTAAGGAGTAGCCGTGTTCATCCCAGCAAGCGAGTTCAAGGATAAAGGAGAGGCCCTAGCGATAGGAGAAAGAATCCGCCTTGACCACTCTTGCGGGGATGGGCGAACCTTGCTTGTGTCCCGAGATGCCAGGGGAATATCAGCGTACTGTTTCCGCTGCAAAGAGAAGGGTTGGATTCCTGTGCAGCGCTCATTGACAGAGCGCATTGCAGACCTGGCCGGGGCCAGCGAGCAGGATAATACCGCCACAGGCAGTATCGAGCTGCCTGGGCCTGGAAAGTTTGACACCAACGATTGGCCGGACGAGGCCCTGCTTTACTTCTTCCGCGCGGGTATAAGCAGGGATGAGATTGAAAGACTTAGGTTCTACTGGAATCCTGTAATGGAGCGGGTCATAATGCCGATCCGGGATAGCACATGCTCTGTGATATTCTGGCAAGCTCGCGGCTTCGATGGCATCAGGCCAAAGGCTATTAGCCCGCAGGCCGAGCGGAGCAGGATCGTGGCTAGATACGGGCAGGGCAGCGTGCTGTGTTTGACAGAGGACATTCTCAGCGCAGTCAAGGTTGCCGGTGTTACTGGCGCGATGGCGTGGGCCTTGCTAGGAACAGTGCTGTCTCAGCCTATCGCTGTAGAGATCGCCGCGCTGAAGCTGCCTGTGCTGCTGATGCTAGACGACGACGCAGCGGGTAGGGCCGGGGCCGCCAAGGCTGCGCAATTGCTTGGGCTTCTCGGGGTTTGGTGCAGGCAAGTATATTTCGGGCGTGATCCCAAGATGGTGCCACGCGAAGAGATTGCACGCAGAATTAACGAAACACTGGAGGATTATCATGGCACGCTATATTAGCGCCATCGCCGCATCTTTCTTGAGCGCCGCCGTGCTCACGTTCTGTGCGCCGCCGATGCCAGCACCGGCTTCTGTGCAGCAGATGGGAATTCAACATGAGCCTTGACAGTACGATTTTGAAACTGTTCAGAAAGCGAGAGAAGTATGATCTTTATCGTCATTCTGTGCCTCAACATTTACTGGTGGCACAAACACAAATCATAGTCAAAGACCTAGGGGAATACTTCGAGGAATCTGGGGCGCAGGAGGTTGAGCCTGATATGTTCCTGGACTGGTTCTTGCTGAAGCATCCTAGGTTGAAGGATGAGCCGCGTGCCTTGCTGACTGGTATCATCAAGAACATGGGCGGCGAAGTGCCCGAGGCTGTAGAGCGCGGCCTGCTGGCACGCCTTGAGGATGCCAAGAATGCTATGGCCTTGACTTCCCTGCTTGAGCGGTACAATGCCGGGGATGAAGTGTCAGTGACACGCTCACTCATCGCATTGGCGGAGAAGGTGCCGGTATCATCATCCGAATTGCCAGAGGCGGAGTTCAGCATTGACAAGATGCTCGACGATGAGGAGAATGATTGGGGATTCCATTGGCCCATTGATGCCCTGAATCAAAGCATGCGGCCAGCGAGGCCGGGGGACTTCGGGATATTGGCCGCGCGGGTTGACCAAGGCAAAACATCGTTTATCGCCCACGCCTTGAGCCACTTCGCCCCACAGGTTGACAAGTTATTCCCTGGTGAAGACCGCAACATCATAGTGCTGAATAATGAGGGTCTAGGTTCCAGGCTTAACCAGCGGCTAGTTCAGGCCACCCTGAACATGAGCATCGACGAGATGGTCGAAGCGCGCCGTGGTGGGAGGAATCTTTGGAACGACATGATCGAGAAGTGGGGAGGGCGCAGGGTCGTCACTGTTTACGATGTGCACGACAGGCCCATGTCCTATCTTGAGAACATCATCAGGAGAACCAACCCAGCAATAGTAGTTGTTGACATGCTCGATAACGTCCCGTTCGACGGAGAAGTTGGCAACGGCGGGCAGCGCACAGACCAGATTCTTGAGGCCGCCTACCAGCGGGCCCGCATCTGGGGCGTGAAATATCGAACCGTTGTGCTCGCGGCGAGCCAGCTATCAGCCGAGGCCGCTGGGTGTTTGTACCCTGGGCTGCATCAGCTATCAAACTCACGGACGGGAAAGGCTGGCGCAGCCGAGTTCGTGCTTATGCTCGGGCACAGCAGCGAGGAGGCACTGAAGAACTCCAGGTGGCTCTCATTGCCAAAGAATAAAATGGCACGGGCCAAGTTCCCAAAAGACCCGCGGATTGAAGTTACGTTCGACGGGGCGCGTTCACGATTCCTCAACCCATCACCATGACAGGAGAAGTTTATGTCAACTGGAAAGCTGGTTCGCGCACTGACTATGCGCGACCTCGGGGCAGAGACGCCACCCTCAGAAAGCATGCCGGTAGCAAGCCACCCAAGGCTGCGGTATAAGGTTCGCATCCGCCCGTCAATATTGCAGCCAAAGAAGTGGGCAGCTATGTTCATTGAGCCGAGCAACATCCCGAGCCAACCGTGGAAGCCGGTTGCGCACCTACTGGTGCGCATCGGCGACACGCCTAGGCAAGCCTATGCTCGATTGATGGAGTCTTACCTATGAGCTGGCTTGTGCTTGATTTGGAAACGACTATCGGGGCGCACGCCAAGCGCAAGGCATCCCCGTTCAACCCCAACAATTACATCGTCATGATGGGGTGGGCCACCAAGGATGACCCTAAGCCGCAGGGCCGCCGGTATTCCGGTGACGATTATGGCCGCATGCGTGTGGCCGACGACTTCATCCACCTTATCTCCAACCCGGAGCTGCGCTTTGTAGTTGGGTGCAACGTGAAATTTGATTTGCTGCACCTGCTCAACTCTCCGGCAGCACTTGAGGCTTGGCAGGACTACGTAGCGCGGGGCGGTACTGTTTGGGATTTGCAGCTTGCTGAGTATATCATGGACGGCCAGGATCAGCAGAGCCACATGCTATCTCTTGATGATCTGGCGATCCGCTACGATGAGGAGATGAAAGTTGATGAAGTCAAGAAACTTTGGGAAGCTGGCATTGATACTCCTGACATTGATCCTGCCCTCCTGTCCCGTTACCTGCTGGGCGAAGACTTGCCGGGAGGAGGCCGAAGAGAGGGTGACATTGGGGTCACACGCAACATCTTTCTGAAGCAGGCCGAACGCTGCCGCAAGGATGGGATGACACGGCTCCTGCTGTTGGAGTTCGGGGCGCTCCTGGCCACAATCGAGATGGAACGCAACGGCATGTACGTTGATAAGGCTCTTGGTCTTGAGCTTGCCGGAAAGCTGCGCGAAGAGCTGGCCGATGCGGAGCGAGAGCTGAACAGCTATCTTCCTGAAGGTCTGCCCTTTGAGGTAAACTGGACTAACAGGTATCACCTGAGCCCCATCATCTTCGGTGGCAAGATCAAGTACCAGCGTCGGGAGTATGACAAGACAGACGGTAGCACAACGTTTGATCCGCCAACTCCTAGCACATACTGTGACTACGTGTTCGCAAAGAAGAGCGAGCGGCACTACATCCTTGAGGATGGTAGCACGATTGAGTGCTCAGAATACGAAGACCTGTTCCGCAACTCGTGGCAGCACAAGCCGCCTGAAGGCAAGGAAGTTCTGACATTCAAGGGAGGCAAGCACGCCGGCGAGTTTAAGACCAAGCTGGTGCAGGTTGACGACCACACCAAGCCAAAGTCCCGCTGGGCCGATGACTTCTGGGGGTTCCCAGGATACACCAAGCCACTTGATGAGTGGGCCAGCAGCACGGCGGGGCTTTACTCTGTCAATGCGGATGTTGTGAAGACGCTGACGGAGAACACCAAGATTCCTTTCCTCAAGACGCTTGGCCGCGTGGTTGAGATCAGCAAAGACCTTGGTACCTACTTCATCACAGAGGATGGCGAGAAGGGAATGCTAACGCTTGTCGGTGATGACGGGCTTGTGCACCACCAGCTTAACCACACGAGCACTGTGACTGCGCGGTTCTCAAGCTCGAACCCTAATCTCCAGAATCTGCCAAAGGGGAATAAGTCGAAGGTTAAGCAGATATTCAAGTCTCGTTACCCGGATGGTGTAATCATTCAGTCTGACTTCAGCTCGCTTGAGGTTTATGTCCAGGCGAATCAGACGCATTGCGCCCAGTTGATCGAAGACCTGAGGGCAGGGATCGACTTGCACTGTGTACGACTTGCAGCCAAAGAGCACATGCCATACGACGAAGTGCTGAAGCTGGCGAAGGGCTGGAAGGAGACAGCGCCGGACGGAAGTGTGATCCACCACGCCGCCGTGCAGGAGTGGGACTATAAGCGGACAGCCGCCAAGGTCTATTCATTCCAGCGCGCGTATGGTGCCGGGGTGCCGACAATCGCAAAGGCGACTGGCATGTCTGAGGAGGAAGTCCAGGCCCTGGCAGATGCGGAGGATGCGCGCTATCCAGAGATCAACGAGTTCTTTGACGAACTTGAGAAGAAGATCGAGGCCAATGCTCGGCCAACGAGCACGTTCGTGGCACACCCGGTCAATCCAGCGGTGCAGGTGCAGCTACGCATAAGCCAGATACGGGTTGAGGATGGGGGCAAGCTAACGTTTCGCTCGCACCCAAGTCCGGCATGGCAGTTGAAGCGCGGGGTACTGTCAACCTTCTCGCCGACGGAGCGCAAGAACTATATCGTCCAACGCGGCGGGGCGCAGATTATGAAGGCCGCAATGTGGCTGATGATCCGCGAGCTTTACAAGCGCAAGAACTTCGGTGGCAGGGCCCTGCTTATCAACACCGTCCACGACGCCCAATACCTGGACGCGGCACCTGAAGTCAAAGAGGAAGCAGCCGCCTTGCTGCATGCCTGCATGACGGTGGCTACATCCTACTGGGTTTACTGGCACAAGACCAACTGGGAGATCGCGGTGCCAACTGACACAACGTGGGGGCCCAGTATGGCAGACGATGAGAACTTGCCAGACGCTGTTCTTGAGAAAGCAGCAGCAATTGTGAGAGAATTGCGACAGCAATACGGCCTAGTGTGGGCCGGTTAACAACCAAAGAAAGAGGAAACCATGACTTTCAATTTTGCAGAAATCGCCGACGAAGTTGCATCTTCCCAAGCAAATGCCAATGAGGCCCAGAAGGGCGGGGGCGAGTATGTCCCGCCGCCGGAGGGCCTTGCCCGTCTGCGCTTCATCGGGTACATCGAAGTCGGCAAGCACAAGAAGGCTGGCCCCAACGGCGAGAAGATCGAGGATCAGGTTCACCTCATCTTCGAGCTTTCCGGTAAGGGCTACGAGCCCAAGGAACTTGAGGACGGCACGAAGATTCCATACCGCATGACGGTCAAGCTGAACAAGAGCCTGAATGAGAAGGCCAACTACTACAAGCTGTTCAAGCGGATGAACTATGAGCAGAAGGCCACGTCCTTTGTGCAGCTTCTGGGCAAGGGGTTCCTCGGCAATGTCCGGCACTTCGAGCTTCCGGCCAAGCCGGGGGAGGAGAAGAAGGTCATCGCTAACTTCCGGGACGACCAAGGCAACCTGACCATTCGCCCGCCCCGTATCGAGACGATGGACGAGGAGACCGGGGAGCTGGTGTCCAAGCCAGTCCCGATCCCGCCGGCGATCAGCGACCAGCGCTGCTTCGTTTGGAACGGCAAGCCTGAGTGGTACGATGTTATGTGGCCCAGCACCTACATCGAGACCGAGGAGAAGGACGGTGGGTATCAGCGCAAGCTCATCCTCTCCGCTATCAACTTCCCAGGCTCGCCCATCGAGGCGTACCTGAAGAGCAAGGGAGTTGACCTTGGCATCCCCGATGCTGAGGATGCGAAGGCCGGCAAGGGCAAGCCTGCCAAGACCAGCAAGCCGCAGCCCGAGTCTGACGACGACTTGCTCAACGGCATTGTGGGATAATCGACATGGACTTCTCTCAGCTAGAGGGAGTCCCTGCGGTGACTCCCCAATTCGTGCCCAAAGTTCCTGGCCGGTACCTGTTCGTTGACGCCGACATTCTGTGCTATCAGTGCGGAGGAAACGACGACACGGATATTGAGACCTCCCGCCAAAGCCTGAAGCGCAAGATCGACCTGTTCATGGCGGCAAGCGGGGCTGAGCGACTCACGCTGGGGATGACAGGGCCGGGCAGCAACAAGGGGCACCGGGCCGTGATCGCATACACCAAGCCGTACCAAGGCACGCGAAGCGGGTCGAAGCCGAAGAATTGGCTCTACCTGCGCAACTACGTGCAAGAGGGCCTGGCTGGGCCCGTAAAGGTGGTGTATGACCGGGAGGCCGATGACCTTGCTGGGCTGTTCTCCACGACCTACGGAGACAAGGCCGTGCTGTGCAGCCGCGACAAGGACTTCAGAATGCTTCCTGGGTGGCACCTCGATTGGGATACATGCGAGCTTGTGCATGTGCCTCGGGAGGCGTTCAGTGTCGAGGCCGGCGGGAAGGTGTACGGCACCAAGTGGTTCTGGACTCAGATGCTGACTGGCGACAGCGCAGACAATATCCCAGGATTGCCTAAGCATCCGCAGTATCCCCGTGGTGTGGGGCCAGTGGCTGCGGCCAAGATTCTCGCCGGGGTTGAGGACGATCAGCATGCTATGCACTTTGTGTCTGAAGCATACAAAGACCACTACGGGGAAGAGTGGGCAGACCGCTATGTCGAGCAGGCCAGCCTATTGTGGATACGCAGGACTACGGAGGCATTCGTAGATGAATGGGCCGAGTACCTACCGGTAACAGTGGACATTGTTGACGCAGCCGACCGGCTTGCCGAACGGGTTGCTTACACGGTGCAGGAAGCAGAGAGGATTACGGCATGCCAGAAAACACAGTGAGGCTCACAGCCCGTCAGCTAACAGAGTGGCGAGAGGCCACGTGGCTTGCCCAGGACAAGCGCTGTGCCCTCACTGGCTATACCATATCGGCTTCCGAGGCAGTGGCAGACCACTGCCATAAGACCGGGCACCTGCGTGGCGTTCTGCACGCCGGGGTTAATTCCTTGCTAGGGAAGATCGAGAATGCTCTTCCCCGTTTCGGGGTTAGCCTGCCTAGGCTGCACGCGATGGCTCCGAAGATCGCCGAGTATATATCGGCTGATTACAGCGCCAATCCTCTGTACCCCACACACCGCACGCCAGAAGAGAAAAAGGCGAGGGCAAACAAGCTGGCCCGCAAGCGGCGTGCTGCGAAGAAAGAGATGAGCAATGAAGGTTAGCAATCGAATAGAGAACACGCAGTTTGGCAAGACCTTTATCCTTACAGTCGAGGTTGAGGGCAAGCTGTTTGAGGCCCGCGGTGTTTGGCCGCCGGCCTACGACGACCTCGACAAGAAGGACGCCATAGCCCTGGTGGAGCGCGGGCTTTGGCATCAGATTATGAGCGGAATCGAATTCTATTTGAAAGGATTGCCCAATGGCTAAGAACGGCCCGAAAATTTTGACACTCGACATTGAGCTTATCGGCATCCGCGCTGATTCTCTCTGGGGAATTTTTGACCAGAACATCAGCATCTCAGAGATAGAAAGCGACTGGGCTATCATCAGCGCTGCCGCCAAGTATCTCGGCAAGAACCGCGTTCTTTACAAAGACCAGCGCCGCGCCAAGGACATTCGTGATGACCGCGAGCTTGTCGCGTGGATTTGTGCCCTGTTGAACGATGCCGACGTTGTTGTCGGGCAGAACATCCGCCGCTTCGACATGCGAAAGATTCGCGCCAGGGCAGTGACCCTTGGGCTGCCGCCGTTCCGGGAGCCCAAGATAATCGACACGATGGAGATGGCCAAGAGTGTTGGGGCATTCACATCGAACAAGCTGGAGTACCTGAGCCAGCGCCTGACGGATACCCCCAAGTCCAGCCACGGTAAGTACCCTGGCAAGGAGCTGTGGCTCGCCCTGTTGCGCAATGAGCCGGAGGCGTGGGAGGAGTGTCGGGCGTACAATCAGCGCGACGTTGTGGCCACGGAGAACCTGTACCTTGCACTGCGTCCCTGGGCCCCGCGCCTCCCCAATCTCGCACAGTTCTATGATGACGAGTTTACACGCTGCCCGCGCTGTGGCTCTGTCAACCTGCGCACGGCTGGCACTGTTACGACCAACGTGTCTGAATACCAGCAGTATGTCTGTGTAGATTGCAAAGGGTATAGCCGCAACAGGTACACAGTCAACAGCAAGGTTAAGCGCCGGGCCCTCTTGGCCACGTAAGGAATATCATGCACATAAATGAGAAGATCAAGGCTACTGCACTCTGCATTGCAGCAGCAATTTACCCACCATTCAACAAGGATGATCCAGAGTTTCCTGACTATGCAGACCGCAGCGAAACCTTATACCTTGCGGTTGATAAATTGGAATTTTCGGATGAGCAGAAGGCAGACCTATACTCATGCCTAGAAGAAGAACTCACGCCCGAGACTAGCTACGGCGATGCCCTCTACATAATCGAGCGAGAAGTTTACTACTGCTATACGCACTAGGAGCATTGACTATGGCATATGAGTTCAACCTTGCCCCAAAGGAATTCTCTGAGCAGGGTGCCGCGTTCAGGCGCAGATACAAAACAATTGATGACCTGCCAGCAGACGACTACATCATGATGCCAAAGTACGATGGGTGTCTGGCAATTGTACGTGCATCTGATGATCAGCTTTGTGGAGTGGAAACTAGGGCTGGCCTACGTGTGCACAGCATGCCATACGTGGTTGCTGAGGCCAAGCGAGCCATGCCTGGCTATGTCCTCTTTGGCGAGGCGTACATACACGGCGAGCCGTTCAGCAAGATCAGTGGAAAATTCCGCAGCCGCGACCTGTTCCACGGGCTGTGCCTCATGGCCTTCGACGCCGTGCCGCTCAGCGACTGGCAGAGGCAACGGTGCGACATTCCCTACGCGGAGAGGCTCCGCCACCTGCACCGGGCGCTGGCGGAGACTGAGTGCCCGAACATTTTCCCGGCGCGCGTGTACCCGGCGCGGGCTCCACGGGCCTTTGCAGATGACCTCGTGAAAATGGGCGGGCACGACGGGGCGATCCTGGCGCGCAAGGATGCCCCTTGGCATTCTGGCCCCAGCAAGGACGGGGAGTTCATCAAGGTCAAGCCGGTTAAGAGCCTTGACTTGAAGGTCGTGGGGTGTTTTCCAGGCAAGGGGAGACACTCGGGCTGGGCTGGAGGAATAACGGTTGAATACAAAGGCGTCCTGACTGATGTTGGCACAGGCTTCAGCGACTACGAGCGCCACCAGTTATGGCAAGGAGGGCTGTGGGGTGACATTGCTGAGATAGAATTCATGGAGCTTACCAAAGACGGTAAGCTGCGACAGCCTGTATTCAAGGGCTTCCGGTACGACAAGATGCAGGCAGATTAACAAGGGGCGAACATGGCACTACTGAGCCAGGAAGAGTTAGAGATTCGGATGGCCGAGGTTGGCTACGCAAAGACGATGGCCTCAATCGAGCAGGCCGAGGAAAAGGGCAGCATAGACAGCACGCCATACGCGCAGTTTGTCTATCGGGATTATGTCCAGCCCTTGGCGGCCCTGGTTCAGCAGGCCCAGGAGACCAGAGGCCCAGGGCGCAATGCCGCCCACGTGGCCCTGCTTGGGGCCCTCGATCCGTGGTCTGTGGCGTACATCTCTGTGCGGGTGACGATGAACGCCATCATCAGTTGCCCACCAGACAAGACCGGGGCCACGGTGCGCAAGCTGGCCAGCTCAATCGGGAGGGCCATCCATTCCGAGCTGTACCTTGCGCAGTTTGAGGAGCTGAAGCCAGACCTGTATTTCACGATCAGCGAAGACCTCGGCAGGCGCAAGGTTCAGCGAGTTCAGAACATCATCCAAGCCTTCAGGAATAGTGCGCGCTCTGAGGGGCTTGTCTTTGAGGAGTGGGGGCCGGGGGCAAAGGATCAGATTGGATGCTGGCTTATCGAGCAGATGCGCAAGATCGGGATGATCGAGATGGACACCCCGAAGAGCTTTGTCGGGAAGCGCAGCCCGCTATCCGTGTACCTTGCCGAAGACCTTGCTGATTACATCGAGCGGGCCAAAGAGCACTTCGCCATCATCAGGCCCAACTACGGCCCGTGCGTAGAGCCGCCCAAGCCGTGGACTTCGTGGAATGAGGGCGGATGGCACACAAAGGCCCTGCGCCGAATGCTGCCGCACCCAGTCAAGGCAAGCTCTGCTGCGCGTGAGCAGCTCAAGGATCACGCAATGCCCGTGGTCTTGGAGTGCCTGAACGCATTGCAGTCTGTCAAATGGCAAGTGAACCAGCGTGTCTTCATGGCAGTTGACGCAGTGAGCAAGCAGCGCAATGTCGGCGAACTGGCGATGGGCGAGATCGGGAATAAGCCGCCGCCACCTGACTGGCTAGACAAGGTTGATCCCGACGCAAGAACTCCCGAGCAGAAGGAGGATTTCATTGCGTGGAAGGCGGCCATGCGCGATTGGTACACCCGCAATAAGCTGCACCGCACAGCCCGCCAGCGGTTTGCAACAATCATGCGCTCCGCACGAGAGTACCTGCCGTACCCGCAGATTTACTTCGTGTATTTCTGCGACAGCCGAGGCCGTGTGTATCCTATGACCCAGGGCCTTAGCCCGCAGGGTAGCGATCTTCAGAAGGGCCTGCTTCAATTCGCAGAGGGCAAGGTTGTACGAAAGGGAGAGACGGGTGGAAACTGGTTTCTCTACAACGGGGCGAACCTATGGGGTTTCGACAAGGCCACCCCGGAGGAGCGCATCCGCTGGCATGAGGACAAGAAACACCTGCTGCTGGCTATCGCCGACGACCCAATCGAAAACCAGCAGTGGCTTGAGGCAGACAGCCCAGTCCAGTTCCTGGCATGGTGCATCGAATACAGGGACTTCATCCGCCTTGGCAGCGTTAACAGCAAGTTGCCCGTGGCCCTAGATGGTAGCTGTTCGGGTCTGCAACATTTCTCGGCGATGCTCCGCGACGAGATAGGCGGGAGCGCGGTTAACCTTACTCCGTCAGAGACCATGATGGACATATACCGGGCAGTGGCCGACGTAGCTCACGAGGAGATGAAGAAGGCCGACCCAGATGAGGACGGCCTCCGGGCAGTGTGGCTTTCACACGGCATCAATCGAAAAGTGACAAAGCGGAGTGTAATGACCACGAGCTACGGTGTGACAAAGCGGTCTGCTATCCGCTACGTCATGGACGACTACCTTAGCGTAGTTGACATTGGGCTACCATATCGTTACCACTACAAGGCTGCTGCATACCTCATGCAGTTCGTGTGGCCTGCAATCAGTGCGGTTGTGGTTAAGGGTAAGGAGGCTATGGCGTGGCTTGAGAAGGCCGGTAAGGAGATCGTCAAAGCGGGGAATGCAGACGACGGCGTTATATACTGGACGACCCCGAGCGGGTTCTTGGCAAGCCAGACGTACTACGAGTTCGAGGAGCGCTATGTAGCAACCAAGCTATATGGGCATGCACGGGTGAAGGTTCTTGAGGAGGGGACGACGACCAGTGCATCAAGGCACAGCCAGGGACTGAGCCCCAACTTCATACACAGCATGGACGCCAGCCACCTGCACCTAACAACCGCGAGGATGGCTCGTGAGATTCCTGGGGTGTCACTGTCGATGATTCACGACTCATTCGGAACGCACGCCGCAGACACCGAGACCCTGTATCATGCTCTGCGGGAGGAGTTTGTCCGTATGTACGAAGAGCATGACCCGATCAACGAGTTCGCCCAGAAGTACGGAATCCCCAAGCCCCCTAAGAAGGGGAACCTCGATCTTAGTCTGGTTCTACAGAGCCGGTACGTGTTCTCTTAACAACCCCGCTGCTGCTTTCTGTCACCACGTAGAAGACACGCAGCAGCTCTAAAGGAGCAATAATGGCAAACCAAACCAAGCCAGGCCAGGTCAGCATGGTAATGCGCCTGACACCGGCAGCTTACGAGCAGATCGAGCGAGCATGCAAGCCGCTTGACGTTGGCTCTCAAACAACCGAGCTACAGGCTGCCTTCATCCTCGGGCAACAGTCTGTCCTCAAGTTCCTCCGTGAAAACATCGTGGTAAATCATGCAACTTCTTAGGAACAGTCCCGAGCGGGACAGCATCGAGCGTCAGATACCGTCGTTGGCCTCATTGATGAAGATGCGCATGGACTGTGTTCTTCCTGGTTACAGCCTGTCAGCAGAGGCATTGGCAACTGTCGTTCTAGGAAGCATCGACACCGATGACCCGTTTGAGCTTTGGGTTGCCGGCCCGTGTCTTGTCGGCCTCAGCGTGGTGAAGCCCTGGCACACCCAGGAAACTGTGCTGGCTGAGGAGTTCATTGTGCGATACAAGAAAGGTGACTTCTCTGATACCATCAAGGAACTTGAGCAGCACGCCCGCGAGATTGGGTGCTCATCTCTTGCCATCGGCAGCTTTGCCATGATTCGCAAGATCAGCTACGGGGAGTTTCTGCGCCGCAAAGGCTTCGTGGAAATTTCTCAGGAATACATCAAGGCGATAGCCTAAAGAAAGGAGCCACAATGGGTGGAGTTGTTGGTAAGGTTGTTGGGGCCGTGACGGGCTCTAACAGCGCTAAGAAGGCTGCCGAGGCCCAGGCACGGGCCTTGGAGCAGCAAACGAAGATGGCGCAAAGCCAAGCAGCGGAGGCTGCGCGGCAGGCTGCCATACAGGCACAGCAGGCGCAGGCACGGGAGGCGGCCATGCGCGACGTTGAGGCGCAGCAGCAGGCCGATGCCTCTGCTTCTGCTACTCCTGAAGTGCAGACTGGGGCTATCGACACGAGCACGACCCGCAAGCGGGCCCGGTTCAATCCTTCGAGCCAAAGCCTCATGAGCCTCAGCATCTAAGGAGCCGCCATGCGGGGAGAACAACGCCGCAATGCGCGGTATGACCCGAGCAGCCCAACCGGCCTGCGCTGGGAGGATGGGCGGATTGCAGGCGCGAGACTCGGTCGCTATTACGCCTTTAGCAAGAAGCGTGTCCTGTGCCACCGCTACGTGTGGGAACTGCACAACGGGCCTATCCCCGAGGGCATGGAGGTTGACCACAAGAATCAGGACAAGCTCGATAATCGAATTGAGAACCTGCGTCTTGCAACTCGCTCAGAGAATAGGTGTAACGTACCTGCCTACTCCAATAACAAGACAGGCGTGAAGGGCTTGTCTTGGGCCACCGACAAGGAAGCCTGGGTGGGCAAGATCAAGATTAACGGAAAGGTTTACCGCAAGCAGGACAAAGACCGTGAGGTTGTCGTTCAGTGGCTCAGGGAAACCAGACCCTTACTTCACAAGGAGTACGCTTATGCGTAACGCATCGGGAGAGTGGATGCGTTTGAAAGGCCGCAGGCACGGGCTGGAAAAGCGCTGGAAGCAATACGCGGCGTTTACTCTGCCGCGTCTATTCACGGACGAGAACTGGGATGAGGATACCGACGAGCTGGCCCACGACTGGCAAGCCGTTGGAGCACAGGCCGTCAATCACCTGACCAACAAGGTCATGCTGGCCCTGTTCGCCCCGTCGCGCCCGTTCATGCGCCTTGAGGCGGATGCTAAGTGGATCAGCAACGTGCAGGCCCAGGGCCTCGACCGCAGCATGATTGACGCGGCCCTGAGCCAAGCCGAGCTGGAAGCTGTGCGGGCGCTCGACACAATACCGGGTGCGCGATCCAAGCTGTACCTTGTGGTCAGCAACCTTATCGTCCTGGGCAACGTCTGTATGCAGTTGCCCAAAGAGAAGGGAGAGACGCCGAGGGTTTATAACGTGGCGCAGTACGTGGTGCGCCGCACCGGCACTGGGGCAGTGAAGCAGGCCATCATCCGTGAATGCCTCCGCTTCGACGAACTTGAGCCGGAAGTCCAGGAGGCCGTGAAGACTTCAGGGGCCGGGCAGCGCTTCCAGCCAGACACCAAGGTCACGTACTTCCGGCACATCATCCGAAACGAGAAGGGCGGGTATGAGCTGAAGCAGTCCATTGACAGCTACGAATTGCCCGACAAGTTCAACGGAGCATGGCCCGATGAGGAGTCCCTCGAATACAGATTCCTAACATGGAACCTGAAGGACGGGAACAACTACGGTACGGGCTTGGTCGAAGACTACCGTGCGGACTTCGCTGGCCTGAGCACATTGTCGGAGGCCCAGATCAAGGGCGCAGTCCTGGCGTCTGAGTTCCGCTGGCTTGTTAACCCAGCCGGTATGACCAAGGTCGAGGACTTCGAGAACTCTGAGAATGGTGGGGCCCTGCCTGGACAGGAGGGAGACATTAGCCTTGTGGCTAACTCCAAGCCCGGAGACTTGCAGGTTATCGGGGCTGTTGTTCAGGATTACATCCAACGCATAGGCCGTGGGTTCCTGCTGGGATCAGCCGTAACTCGGAACGCTGAGCGGGTCACAGCCGAAGAGATCAGGATGCAAGCCCAGGAGCTTGAGACCAGCTTCGGCGGAACTTACAGCAACATCGCAATGGGCATTCAGTTGCCTATGGCCCGCTGGCTTCTCCGCAACGTCAATCTCGACGTGAATGGCACCAAGATCAAAATCGCTATTGTGACTGGCCTAGATGCCCTGAGCCGCAGCGGAGACTTGGATAACCTGCGTGCAGCCATGATGGACTTGGTTCAGGTGGGGCAGCTCAAGCAGCTTATCCCAGAGCTTAACCGCAAGGCTGTAGTCCAGGCCATCTTGGCTGGGCATGGGCTGCCGGAGGCGAAGTACCTTCTCAGCGACCAGCAGGTTCAGGCCGAGCAGCAGGCTGCACAGCAGGCCGCGATCAATGCTCAAACCGCCCAGGAAGCCGCCTCAGCAGGCGTGCAAGCGGGCATACAACAAGGCCAGCAGAGCGCAGGCCAGACTTCGTAAGGACAGCAACAATGGAAATCAGCGCAAGCGTTATGTCACCCAGCCAGGGCCCCGTGGCCCCCGGCGTTCAGGCACTCCCGGAAGCCCCGGCAATGGCCCCAGCAGCCCCTGTGGGCGCTCCTGCGCCGGCCCAGGTACCTACCCCTGCCCAAGCCCCGGCAGCCCCGCCTGCGGCCCCTGTGGCCCTGCCGGAAGACCCGCAGGACAAGACGCCAAACACTGACCTGAGTAATGCCTACAGCTACGAGCCCACCGGAGATGCTGGCCTGGACTATGCCCTGAACTTTATCGGGCAGCAGGGCTACGGCGACTCGCACCCGGCAGTGATTGCGGCCACCAAGGGGGACTTCTCGCTCATCGAGGCCGAGCTGGCCACCAAGAACGTGCCCGGCGCTGCCCAGGTAGTGGCCCTCGCCAAGCAGGCGTATGAGCGGCACGTCGCCGAGACAGCCAAGCGCGAAGCAGAACTTGCACAGTTCGCAGCAACTGCCGCGGGCTCTGCCGAGAATTGGGCAGTAGTACGGGCGTGGGCTTCGCAAGAGGCCACCCCGGAAGAGAAGGCCCAGGTTAATGCAGCCTTGGCTCAAGGTGGGATCATTGCCCAGGGGGTTATCTCCCAGCTTGTGAACCTCTATTCTCAGAAGTTCACACTCGCCAAGTCCCCGGCCCCCGTCGCCAGCCCGAATGCAGCGCCCGTTCCCTCTGTGAGCAATGAGCCCATGACGGCCCAGCGCTATGCCAAGGCGGTTGCGGAGCTTCGCCAGAAACTTGGCAACCGAACTGAGGACAGCCCGGAATATGCTGCCCTTCAGGCCCAGCGCCTCGCCGCACGACGTGCAGGCATCTGAGCATTTCAAACCACTGGCTAATAAGCCTCCTAAATCCAATCAACAAAGGATAAATCATGCCTCTCAATTCCGCACTCGTCACCTTCCCCAATGCCAAGAACTCCGTTGATGCGACCCAGGCCGACCGCCTGGCCCTCGTCATCGAAGAGTTCACCGGCATGGTCGAAGGCACGATCAACCGCCGCTCCGTCCTCGCAGACCACATCCCTGTCCGCGCAGTGAAGGGTACGGCCACCTTCACCAACCATGCAGTGGGCAAGTCCACGCTCCAGAAGGTCGTTCCTGGCGTGGCTCCCGACGGTATCAAGTCCGACTTCTCGAAGGCCAGCGT